CAGCAGAACAGACCGCGAAAGAGGCGGAACGTATCGGGCAGGCAGCAATAAAAGACCTGTGGGAAGCAACGGGATACAGCATGAACGGAGAACATCCAAATGACCCAATGGGGCTGTATGGCTATAACTGCCGTCACAGAATTTATCCGTGGTTTGAGGGGATATCAGAACTTCCGGATGATGATCCGGAACCAGCTCCGGTAACAATTGACGGAAAGCAGTATGATTATTATGCGATGTCGCAAAAGCAGCGTGCTATGGAGAGCCGAATCCGTGCGCTGAAACGGGAAAGAGAAGCAATGCAGAAACTCAATATGGATACAAAAGCGGTTCAGAAGCAGATAAGAGATAAAATCAAAGCATATCAGGAGTTTTGCAAAAAATATAAAATGCCCGAAAAATATAACCGCATCCGCTATGATAACGGGACAGGAGATTATAAAAGTTCAAAGGCATGGAAGGCATATGAAGAACAACGCAGGGCAGATATGGCGGCGCAGCAGGCGGCAGATAACAGTGTTTAGAAAGGAAATTGTCAATATCTCAATAATTTTTGTTGCAAATACCAAAAACATTGTGTATAATGGGAATGAAAGCAAACATATATTTTTGTATAAATGAATAAAGATGGTGGACAGTATGAAGCAGGAATATTGGTACAGATGCCCGAACTGTGGGTTTCCCAAGATGCTGAAATACTTTGACAGTACCAAAATCGTCAATTTCCCCGGATACTGTAAAAAATGCAAGCGGGAATCCATAATAACAATAGAGCCTAAGAGCCGGATAGTTAATCATTAAGTTGGTTATATACGGCTCTTTTATTATTTTAAGGAGGGTATATGAACATTTATGAGATTTTAAAAGAGTTTGGGGTAGAAATCCCAGAGGACAAAAAGAAGGATTTTGATAAGAAGATGCAGGAACATTACAAAACGGCATCGGAATACGAAATCCAGACAAAAAAGCTGGAAACAGCAGAAGGCAAAGTAAGCACATTATCTGACAGCTTAGAAAAGTTCAAGGGTGTAGATGTAACGAAGCTGAACAAAGATATTGAAACGCTTCAAAAGAAACTAGAGGATAAGGATAAAGAGTTGATAGAGCAGCTCGCAGAAAGAGATTTTATGGATGCGCTTAAAGACGGAGTCCATGCTGCAAAAGGGAAAGACGCAGAAAAAATCATTAAACTTTTAGATGTGGAATCGCTGAAAGCATCTAAAAATCAAAAAGAGGATATTGCAGCGGCGATTAAAGCAATGGCGGAAGATGATGTAACAAAGGGGATGTTCCATACAGACGAACCAGAGCAGATGGGCACAGCCAATGTTATCGGCGGGATTAGCGGAGGCAGCGGCAGCACAGCAGATGCACAGATGCGTGCAGTGATGGGACTGCCGCCTGTAGAAACGAAAGGAGAATAAATAAATGCCAAACACAATAGCACTAGCAAAAAATTATACAAGTCTGTTAGACGAGGTCTATAGGCAGGCGTCTGTAACAGCAGATCTTACATCTGATAAATCAATGTCAAGGGCAGGAACCAATGCAAATGAGATTATTTATCCGCAGATATCTGTAACAGGACTTGGTGAATATGACCGAAACAGCGGTTATACTACGGGCGCAGTAGATTTAAAATGGCAGACAGTACAGTTTAATTATGATCGTGGCACAAAGATTGCTGTAGATGTAATGGACAATGAAGAATCAAGGAACCTTGCATTTGGAATGGCAGGAGCAACACTTATGCGGGAAAAAATTGCACCAGAGGCAGATGCCTTTACATTTGCAACAATTGCAGGGCTTGACGGTATTACAAAAACAACAGGGACATTCTCTACAGCGGAACAGTTCCTTGATGCGCTTTTGACAGCATGGTCAGAAATGGATGAGAACGAAGTTCCGCAGGAACAGAGGCTGTTATATGCTACAGCAACGCTCTTTAACAGCGTAATGGCGCTTGATACGACAAAATCAAGAGAAGTACTTGGTAAATTTGCAGTTAAGAAAGTGGTGCCGCAGGCAAGGTTTTATACTGCGATTGATTTACTGGACGGAAAGAGCGTGGGCGAGGAGGCAGGTCATTATAAAAAATCGGAATCAGGCGCAGATATTAATTTTATGATACTGCATAAGCCGGCAGTTATTAAGTTTGACAAGCATATCGCAAGCAATATTATACCTGCAGCAACGAATCCTGATGCAGATGCAGATATTGTCAAATATCGTAAATACGGGCTTGTAGATGCCTACAAAAATAAACGTGCTGGCATTTACATGAACAGTAAAGCGTAGGAGGTGCAGTATGAGGACTGTAGGGGCAGGAGTAAACAAAAATAAGAGCATAAATATGGCAGAATGGGAAGCCGAGAAACAAATGCTTAGGGAAGCGAACGAAAACGCAAGAAAAAGAATATATGAATTAGAGTTTCTGCTTGATGAGAGCAGAGAACAGACGGCGAAACTGCAGGCAGAACTTGATGAGAGCAGAGAACAGACGGCAAAACTGCAGGCAGAGCTTGATAAGAGCAGAGAACAGGCTGGGGCAGAACAGAAGGAGAAGAACTCCAAAGAAAAAAGCACAGCAAAATAAAAGGCAGGAGGGAGTGTCGATATGCCATATATAGACTGGGAGTATTACAGCTCCCTTTTTGACAATATCACAGATGAAAAAGCATTTAATCGGACATATGCCAAGGCAGAAGTTTATATGGACAGATATACTGCAATGAGGGCGAGAGCGTTTCTAAAGGCATATGATGAAGATAATGCTACCGATTTTCAAAATATGACGGCAAATGCCGTAAAAATGACCATGTGCGAGATAATCAACAATATAGCAGTACAGGAAGCTTCGGAAATGGGAACAGGGATAGCTTCTGTATCCAATGAGGGTTATTCTGAAAGCTATAGGATAACAACCGCATCCGAAAAGGAAGCACAGCTATTATGTATTATTAGAAATGGTCTATCGGGAACCGGATTGGCAGGTGCCCTATGAACATACTGTTCCGTGATACAATGACAGTTTACAATTTCCACAGGGATAAGACTACAGGCGCAGAAAAATGGCACAGGACAGTGGTAAAAGGGATACAGTGGCGGCATAATCGCAACGAGCTGTCTGTGTCCAATAATGTGCAGAGCATTGCGAAAGCGGAACATATTACCATTGATTTTGGACATTCCTATGACAATACGGCACATTATATCCAGCCATGTGAATATAAGTCTGTGCCGGAGGAAGAAATTGCTAAATATTGGACATTGGATACGTCAGAGGGAATGGATGTGCTGGTTCTGGGCGAATCAGAATATGAGATAAATGCAGATTGTAAATTATCGGAGTTATCAAAATATTTTCAATATACAGTGACAGTTACGGCAGTATCGGATAACCGAAATATGCCAAGGCTGAAACATATAAAGGTGGTGGGGAAGTAATGGCAGGAGCATCATATACTTGCCAGCTTAGCTTTGATACAAGGCGCTGTATAAGGCGTCTGGGGCTGGAAAAACGTGGAAGGGTACAGAGAGTAGTAAGTGAAGAAATACTGCGTCTGTGTGACCCTTATATACCATTTTCGGAAGGATATTTAAGGGACACAGGGCACGTGGAGAATAACACAGATATTGTATGGAATGGACCATATGCCCATTATATGTACGAAGGTACTGTTTATGAAGACCCTAAACTGCATTGTGCAGGATTTAGAACAGAAAATGGATGGCGTTCGAGGAAAAATGTACAAAAAGTACCAACAGAGAGGCGTCTTCACTACAATAATGGTTCTCGTAGAGGTTCGCATTGGGTAGAAAGAATGATGCAAAACGGAGGTAGGCAGAAGGTGGAAGCAGCGGCGAGGAGGGCAGTGGAGCAATGACGGTATCGGAAAGCATTATAAAATGGCTGTATGGCTTCGATATGAATCGCATTGACACAGATATCCAGAAATCGGGTACAGGAACTTATTCGTTAGCAAAAGAACCAATACAGGATATTAAGTCGTACCTTTCAGGCAGGAAAGAATATACAGATTATTATACCATTCAGGCACGCCTATCAAGTCAGACAGATGCGGATAGAATTGCGAATAATGATTTTGGGGAGAAATTATCTAAGTGGGTTAAGGAGAGAAATAAGGCGGAGGAGTTTCCTATAATTGAGGATGCTCTTGTACATGAAATTACGATAACAACGCCTTTTTATATGGGTGCCACATCAACAAATGACAGCATATACGAAATGACAATCGCAGTTAAATATGTAAAGGAGAGTTAAAGCAATGGCAGAAATGCGGGAAAAATTAATGCATTTTTTCAATATCGGGACATTGGATACACCAGAGTATGTACTGCTGGGTGACGGAATTACATCACTCACAGAAGACTTTAATCCGGAAAGCGAAACAAAGCAATATATCAATCAAGCAAACGGCACCACGTCAATTAAGTCGTATACACCATCTATAAGCGTTGAGAAAGAGTATATCAAAAACGAAAAACTTCAGAAATGGATAGATGAAAAAATTAAAATCCTTCCAGTAGGAACAGCAGCAGAATCCGACTATATAAGAGTGAATATTATGGAAACGCCTACAGCAGAAGGAACATATCCAGCAGTAAAGCGGAAATGCTCGTATCAGTTTGACAATATTGGCGGAGATGCAGGAGCTGAACTGAAAAATTCTATGACACTTGGCGGCATTGGGGACGGCATACAGGGAACATTTAATGTCGCAACAAAAACATTCAGTGAATCTGCAGCATAATCGTTAGAATATAGTGGGAGGGATTCAAGGTATGGACAACAATCATAGCACATCAGAACTGCCGGCAGTATTGTCCAAAAAAAGCAATATGGAATTAGATGGCAGTATACATATCAAAAGTAGCTTGAGAATCAGCGTAAATGACGCAGGCGATGTAATTTTAATACCGATAGAAGATACACAGTTTATTGAGGATTTTTTCAATATGCTTGAAGTATTTTCGGAAGCAAATGAAAAAATCCGCTCAAAAGCATCCAATTTGGAGGGAGTTGAACAGTTAAAGCCCATAAAAGAAGAAATAAAAGGTATGATGGCGGAACTTGACAGGATTTTTGGAGATGAAAGCTGCAAAAAAATATTTGGTAATATTATACCAACACCATATGCTATGGCAGAATTTTTAGATCAAATGGTTCCCATTTTGCAAAAATATACAAATGAAAGACAATCCAAGATAGCTGAAAAATACAGTAAAAACCGCAGGATCGGACAAAAGCAGCAGCCACCATACAACCCTTACAGGTATAAGAAGAAAAAAAGGCGGTAAAAGGGAGAGATGGATGAATGTTTAATGTATTGCTTGAACGACTTCCGAAATATTGGCATGGATACAGAATAGATACAGATTTTAGGACAGGCATACAGATTATGCAATGTCTTTCTGACGAAGAATTTTCGGAAGATGAGAGGATACGTCATTCATTAAGTATTTTGTTTATTGAAGAAAAGCCGGATATAGAGGAAGCACTGGAAGGGCTTGCATGGTATATGAGTGAGTTTAACCACGATAATCATACTGCCAAGAAACAAGCAGACAATATAAGATCATATGATTTTGATATAGACCAATGGAGAATTTACAGTGCATTCAAAAAGCAGTATGCGATAGACCTGAATACAGCAAAAATGCATTGGTTTGTATTTATGGGGCTGTTATCCAACCTTGAAGAATGCGCATTTACAAGGGTAGTGGATATCAGGCTTAGGAAAATTGACCCCAAAGCAGGGCAAAAAGAGAAAAAAGCCTTAAAGGAAGCGAAACAAATATATCAGCTTGAAGATGCAGATGCCCACCTTACACCAGAGGAAAAGCAGGCACAGCAGAAGCAGCTTGAAATATTCAATAATTTTATGAATGCAGGAAAAGAATAAATGCAATAGAGCCAAGAGCCGGACAGACAGTCAATAAAAAGACTGCTGCACGGCTCTTATTTGTCCCATGATTAAGTAGAGAAAGGCGGAAGTATGTCAGGCAGGTATGATGGCTCAATTCGGATAAATACAGAAATAGATACGTCAAATGTAAGTTCTCAAGTTATGAGGGCTACGGAATCAATTCGCAGGCTAGAGAATGAAGCTACTAGATTGCGTGCTAGATTGCATGAATTAGAAACAACGCAGATACCAACGGACGAATATAATGAAATTTCTAAAAAATTGGGAAAAGCGCGTAATCGTTTAGAACAGTTAATAGAAAGACAGCAAAGAATGCAGACGGAGGGAAGAAACAGCGGTGCGGCATGGGGACGTATAAACAGGCAAATCGAAGTAGCAAGGGGTGAAGTTGGCGCTGTTGAAACGCAAATGCAGGAACTTGTGGACACAGGCAGGGCGTTTAGACTTGGAAGCGATACGGATGAATACCAGAGGACAGCAGAACAACTTAGACGTGTTGAATCAGACATTGAAATAAACAACAGACGTTTACAAGAAATGCGAGATAGGCAAGATGATGCTTCTGATGGATTTGAGGAAATGGCAGATTCTGCTGCTGATGGATTTGAGGATATGGGAGATTCCGCCGAGAAGTCTTTGGGAAAGATGGATGTTGCAATAAAAGGTCTAAAGAGAAGTATAGGCAGTTTATTGGCTTCATTAGGTTTGGGATTAAGTATTGCTGGACTTGTGATGTTGGGAAAACAGGCAGTCGAAATTGCCAGTGATATACAAGAAGTCCAAAACGTTGTAGACACTGCTTTTGAATCAATGTCCTATAAAATGGAAAAATTTGCGGACACTGCAATTACACAGTTTGGCATATCAAAGCTATCGGCGAAGCAAATGGGCTCAACATTTATGGCAATGGGGCGATCTATGATTGGCAGTATGGAAGAAGCTAGTGATATGGCGATAGCACTGACAGGACGTTCCGCAGATATGGCAAGTTTCTACAACAAGACGGTTGAAGAAACCTCAACGGCGCTGAAATCTATTTATACAGGTGAAACAGAAACCCTCAAAGAATACGGCGTAGTAATGACCGAAGTAAACCTGCAGGAGTATGCCTATCAAAAGGGCATCAGCAAGAAAATATCAGCTATGACGCAGGCAGAATTATGTAATGGAGCAGACATCACTGGCAGCAGGGGACTTTGCTAAGACTTCGGATAGCTGGGCAAATCAAGTGCGTATTTTAACAGAGCAGTTTAAAGAATTGCTGTCAGTAATAGGTACAGGCTTAGTCGCAGTATTAACGCCTGTTGTAAGGTTCCTTAATACTGTCCTAGCACAGCTAATAGCAATAGCGAAGCAAGTAGGCGCGATATTGTCAAAATTGTTTGGAATATCCATACCGACAGCGGATGCAGGCAAATTTGCGGAAGATATGACAAATGCGGCAGAGGGGGCAGATGACCTTGGAGAAGGAATTACAAAGGCAGGGAAAGCCGCAAGCAAAGCATTGGCGCCGTTTGATAAGCTGAATGTATTAAAGGATAGCAGCGGTTCATCAGGAGAAGGAAGCGGAGCAGGCAGCAGTGGTTTTGAAATGCCTGATCTTGCGTTAGATGAAACGCAGACAGACGCCGAGGACGCGCTTGGAGATGCTCTTGATCAGACATTAGAGAGTTTAAAACCATTATTTGATTGGTTTTGCAAGTTAAAAGATTTGTTTGTTGATGGATTCTTTGATGGTTTGGGTGATAGTTGGAAAGACCGTATAGATGAAATTATTGCAGATGCAAAAAATATTGCTAAGAATTTAAAAGAAATCTTTACAGATCCTGCTGTAGTTGCATCGGCGAAAAACATGATTGAAAATATTGCCTATGCGCTGGGGCAAATTGTTGGTTCCATTGTTTCTATAGGAATTACGATTGCACAAAATTTAATTGGTGGATTTGACATCTATCTGGAAGAAAATAAGGATTTAATCAAACAAAAGCTGATATCCATATTTGATATAACAGGCGAAATTGCCTTATTAATTGGAGAAGCTTGTGAAACGATAGCATATATATTTGAAGCGTTTGGCAGTGAAAATGGGCAACGGCTTACTGCAAATATTATTGGGATATTTGTTAATACTACATTAGATTTATTGGAATTGGGCGGTAAGTTTGGTAGAGATTTACTTAATTGTATCGTACAGCCAATTAGTGATAATAAAGAAGAATTAAGGACTGCATTAGAAGGATTACTTGGAACATTTGCAGATATTGCAGGAACAATTCTAAAGGCAATTAATGATACGTTTGCAAAAATAAATGAGGTATATGACAAATACTTTAAACCATTTTTTGACAGCTTTGCACAGGGATTATCCGATTTGGTACACACAATTTTGGATGTTTGGAATACATATGCACAACCATTTCTTGATAGAATTGCTGAAAGTATAAGTGCATTATGGGAAGAACATTTAAAGCCGCTTGTGGATAATGTCCTTGAGGTAATGGGGCTTATAGTAGAGGCAATTACTATGATATGGGAAAATACACTACAACCTGTATTAAATTGGATAATTCAAGTGCTTGGACCTACATTAATTGATTTTTTTGAGTATTTATATAATAAATTTTATACCAAAATTGTAAAGATAATAGACGTAATTAATGGAATAGTAGAGATAGTCAAAGGTGTAATCAACATATTGCTTGGAATAGCAAAAGGTGACTGGCAGAGAGTATGGGACGGATTTGCAGACGTTGTACAGGGTGTTGCAGATGTAATTAAAGGTATTATTAATGCAATTATAGGAACCGTTGAAGGCGTGGCAAATGCTGTTGTTGCGGCGGTGAATACTATGATTAGAGCGATTAATTCTATTCATTTTACTGTTCCTGATTGGGTTCCGGGTGTTGGTGGGAAATCGGTTGGATTTGATATTCCTGAAATTGACAAAATTTCAATTCCGCGCCTTGCCGATGGCGCAGTAATCCGTGGCGGTAATCCGTTTATGGCGGGTCTTGGTGATCAGCCGCATGGGCAGACAAATATAGAAGCTCCACTTGATACCATAGTACAGGGAGTTAAACAAGCTATGCGGGAAAGCGGCAGGCAGCAGGGTGGCACATATAATCTTATATTAGAATTAGATGGAGATATTGTATTTGAAAAAATGATCGATTTAAACCAGCAATATAAATCCGCATACGGCAGAAGTGCATTTAACTAATAGATATGGAAGGGGGCAAAGGAGAATGGCATACAGCGGATGGCTTATAAAATGTGGCAACGTAATACTTCCTAATTCGTTTCTGCTGGCAGATGGCTGG